CGCAGAGGCAAATACAAGAATTATCGAGGGCACCATTGAGCAACCAAGTAATAAAAAGGGGACATTCCTAAAGAAGGAATCGCACACAACAAAAAAAAGGCATAAGTGAAGCACCTTCCCAACTGTGTATTTCTAAGCTTCGCATCATTGGCGGGTTTGCCGCTTGCAAAAGTACCCCCCCGTCAATGCCCGTGTGCGTGCGTGTATATATATAACTGATGAAATAAAATTTTTATGAAATATTCAGCAAAAGAAGAAAAAGATTTAATGACCTCCATCTGGTCTATCAATATCAAAGATGACCCCGTAAATTTTGTGAAATTTGTATTTCCTTGGGGTAAAGAGAACACCCCCCTTGAGCACTTTGATGGTCCAAGGGAGTGGCAAGAAAAAATTTTGCGTGATATTGCCGTTCAAATAGAAAGAAACCGCACTGTCAAGATACCTGAAATGTTTAGACTTGCCGTTGCCTCTGGTCGAGGTATTGGTAAGTCTGCTTTGGTTGCATGGATTATATTATGGATGCTTTCCACCCGCCTTGGCAGCACAATCATTGTGACAGCTAACACTGAGCAACAGTTGCGATCTCGTACTTGGGCAGAACTAGGTAAATGGTTGACTCTTGCAATCAACTCACACTGGTTTAGCAAAACTGCAACCACCATCAAACCTGCTGCCTGGTTTGAAGATGCCCTCGTGCGTGACTTGCAAATCGACACTGGTTATTACTATGCTCAAGCCCAACTTTGGTCTGAAGAAAATCCAGATGCGTTTGCCGGTATTCATTCATCTTATGGAGTCTGTCTAATTATGGACGAGGCTTCTGGTATTCCAGCACCGATTTATTCTGTCTCCGAAGGGTTCTTTTCTGAACCTACCAACAATCGGTACTGGTTTACCTTCTCCAACCCTCGGCGTAACACTGGACCGTTTTATGACAGTTTCCATGCTCGCAGTAAATATTGGCAGACTACGCAGATTGATTCTCGTGATGTCGAGGGCACTGATAAAGCTTTGTTTCAAAAAATGATTGAGCAGTATGGCGAGGACAGCACCGTGGCTCGGGTTGAAGTTATGGGTGAGTTTCCGCAAGCAGATGATGATACTGTCATACCTATGGAGTTGATTCGTGCGGCCCAAGGTCGAGATGTTTCTCTGACTGCCTCTGCCCCAATTATTTGGGGTTTAGATGTGGCTCGTTTTGGTGGTGACAATTCAGCATTGTGTGTCCGTCAAGGCAACACGGTCTTGGATATACAAAGTTTTCAGTCCATGGATTTGATGCAGTTGTGTGGAGTTATTAAAAATAAGTATGACACTTGCACGACCATTGAAAGACCACAAGAAATCTTGGTCGATGTGATTGGTTTGGGTTCTGGTGTGGTTGATCGTTTGGCTGAGCAAAACTTACCGGTACGGGGTGTCAATGTTGCCGAAGCCCCAGCAACGAAAAAAAATTATTTGAATTTACGAGCAGAACTTTGGTTTGCTATCAAAGACTGGTTAGTGCCTCGTGATTGTCGGTTGCCAGAGAATGATGAATTAGCTGCCGAACTCGCAGCACCGCAATATAAATACACCTCAAGTGGCAAAATAAAAATTGAGTCCAAAGACGAGATGCGGAAACGGGGTATCAAATCACCCGACAAAGCCGATGCTTTGGCTCTGACCATGGCCAGCAGTGCTGCCAGTTTTAGTGGCAGTGCCAGTTATTTAGGGTATAATTTTAGAAAACCACTGAAATCCAAAATATTTAGAGTAGGGTAATATGGCAGAAGAGAAAAAATTATCAGCAGAAGCTATGGCAGTTGAAGCTGCTGCCGAAGCACAA